TAAAATATTTGTTAGTATCAAGAGCTAACAAATTCACTTTATAAAGGTCTGATAAATGGTATCCGACCGCATAGTCTTCCAAATACTCGGCTTCCACTAGTTCCTTCTTTTCTTCGACTAAGAACTTCGCGGCATCCTTCGATAAAAAATAAAACCGACCACTACAATATTTGCTCGCTTTTACTAACAAGTTTTGCGGCAGCTCGGCATGTATGCGATAATATTGGCTTAAATATGTCTGTTTAACATCAACAATGTGACCGCCATAGTTAATCCTTGAATCAGGATCATCCCATTTTTTGTTTAGAAGCGAGATAATGGTATCAAAAAACTTAATGTTAGTTACTTGTTGGTCATCATCGGTTTTAAAAATGTATTTGAATTGGTATGTATTAAGAAGAGCTGAAAATGCTCGTATTACTTTTTTAGGTAAAGAATTGTAGTCATCTTCGACTCTAACTAACAAAATATTGTCTTCAGTTAGGAACTGAAATTCGGTTTCCAAATTTGGCTCACCAAGAACATGGAAATATTGTATTTTGTTTGAAAGAGATGACAGCCATGTCTCCTTTTGTTTTAACGCTTTATGACGGTATTTGTAGCAATTGAAGATGATGAGGATGTAGTCTTGGGTGAACATTATTAAAAGGGCGATATATTAGACTTCTAACAATGTCTTTAAGTTCAAAATGGGTAATATATATTATTTGGCGAATATATTAATGAATTCAAGAACGGCAAATCTTCTAACTCTGTCGACATGTTACTACCATATAAAATCCAAATTTCCTCCGACAAAATATCTGGATTGGGCTAACAATTTGTTCGCTTTAGTCGGTCGTTTCAATTTAGTCATTTATACAGATAAAGATGGATTCGACATTTTAAAGACATTATTTGTTAGTAATTCAACAATTGCTAACAAAATAGGAACAACAATAAAAATAATTATAAAACCAATAGAAGACTTTGTTGGTTACAAATACAAGGAACAATGGCTCAAAAATCATGGCTCAAGTGGCCTCCAATTACATGAAATGGTGGACTGGACCCTCATCATGTTATGGTGCGAAAAGGTTCATTTTGTGAATGAAACCGTGACTAACAAATATTTCATTACTCCGTTTTACGGTTGGTGCGATATTGGCTATTTCAGAGACGAAGTCAAAGACATAAATTGGCCGAACCCTTTGAAACTGATGTCGCTTGAAAAGGGAATACATTATGCTTGCGTAGAAAACGACCAGTCAAACTTTACCAGTTTAAAGGAAGATATACAAAATCATTATGAAAATAATGGTCCTAGGGTTATTCCAACTAACAAAATATTGAATATATGTTTTGCCGGCGGATTTTTCGTTACCAGACCTAAACTGGTGAGCGCATTTTCAATCATTTTTGCTAATAAACTGCGATACTATTTCGACAATAGTTACATTGTCAAAGACGACCAGGCCATTTTGTTAGATTGTATCTTTTCTAACCCCGCGCTTTTTTGCTTACACTGGGAGCAGGATATGCGATACAATAATTGGTTTATGTTTCAGCGCCTTCTTCTTTGACCCCACAAGTAGACACTTCTTTGACCCCCACAAGTAGACACTTCTTTGACCCCACAAGTAGACACTCAACGCATCAGATTTTAATCCAATCGTCAGGAAAAAGGTCCTTTAAATCATGACTTTGCTGCAACTTAGGTCCAAACCAGGTTAAAGGACAGATCACCATTTTTTCCCGGCTAGTATTCAAATAGGCGCCCCACCAGCTAAAGGTGCTGTTCGCTATAATATTATGCTTACACAGGCTCATCAAAATGAGTTGTTCCCAATCTTCTAACTCGGGGTCTGCTCTTAAAAAGGTTATATCAGGAAAATCCATTCTTATATTTTGAATCATGTTATCGACCTCTTCTAAATCCGGCTCTTCGCAAAAATACAGAACGACTGTTTCTGCGTTTTTATTTAAAACGCATCTTAATGCCGTCTTATAATATTCCGCATTTAGAATCATATAATGATTGGGCAGCTTTTTATAATCACCTAGCCTAAAGTGCATCGATATCGGCTTATCTTCATTAATCAGTTTCAAATATTTGTTAGTTAGTCTTACCTTATGTTCATCCATTTTCAATAATCTATTAATAGTTAAAAAATAGTTGTCAAAATATTTAGGGCTTTGAAAGTAACCGGACAATATTCTAATCTTATCTTGGTTGTTTATGGATAACGGGTTATAAGTGAACCCCTTTTCTTTGATTATTATTACATTTTCTGGCTCGATTAACGCGCAATCTAGTAAAAAAGGACTCAATTTTGATAAAAAAGCATTCCAATAAGTATGCCGGTCTGTAACTACGCTTTTCAATTCATATGCGTTTGAAAAAAAGAATTTAGAATTTGTTAGTTCCGCGTGAGCGATGGTCGTGTATATTTGAAACAATTGATTGCCTAGGCCGCCTTGTAATTTACAGCTTAACATTCGGTTATTCTTAAATATAACATATTGTAATATATTTAAATTGTAATTTGTCTAATATATATTATTTGTCTAATTCGATTATCAATTAGTCTGAATTAGGAACTCGATATAAGTGAGCGTGGCGTTTACAAGACGACTTGAAAATGCTTTTTTGTATTCCCATATTTTGGAGTGTTTTTCATTAGAAAGATATTTTATACCGTCGTTTGCTAAATAATTATCCGCATACCAAACCGCTGTAGGCGACGCTTGATGAAGCCCAAATGTAATCGTATCAATCACAATGCTCTCCATCCAGTTTTTCAATTTAGAAAATGGATTGTCCGATACTCCATTTAACACAGTGGGTTCAAATCCAATAATGGAACATTTCGTTTTACACATAATTTGTGGAGTAGATCCAGGAGAACCATTGGACTTGTAACTTGCATCTTCAATCCTGATTTGAAGCCATTCTCGGTGGAGTAATCTCAAAATGGTCGGGCTGTTCTTAAAATTGTCGATAAAGTTTATTATTGCATTGGCTGTTTCATGACCCTTAACCGTTGCCACAGTTGAACGATGCTCTAAATTATGCGTATCAGTACTATTCAAGCTTGGAAATATTGCGACAATATCGTCTACCACGCCTATTAACGATCGTATAGCGGCATCACGAGCAATCTTTTGATGCCGTTGCTCCGACATAAACTCTTTTAGCTCGGCTAATTCTTCTCGTAATTGGGCGATTTCTTGCTCCTTTTCTAATATATTTTGGTCGACCACTTCAAAATAAAACTCGGGTTCTTGAAGAGGAGTCTGACCAACACTTGGATTATTTTTGCTATTGTTTTTGCTATCGTTATTCATTTTTTAAAGATTGTATGTATTGTATTGTATTAGTAATTGAAATATATATGTTGTATAATATTTCAATTTTTTGTTAGTTATAAGGTAGTTTAAGGTAGAATTTCAATATACTTATTTCTTAACTCTAAATGTTTATTCAAGTCTTTCATCGGGTGAAAGAAATGTGTTTCTAATCGCGTCAAATCATCCTCTAAAAACACATCTCGGTAGGTCACCGTTTCCAATTCTTTTGGATTCGCGTAGGATAAAGAAAAATGGCTTGTAATTGTCGGAAATAGCGCCTCTAAAAAGAACAGAGTTTTATATGTTGCCGCATACCATCTGATGCTCTGTAACAGATTTACCGACATTCTGACAATACACATCATCCCGGCAAACCAGGGTTTCGGAATTTGTATATCTATGATTGACCACAGCCACTCTTTATTAGTCGATTTGTTAGTTGTGACTTTGGTCTTGTCAAAATCACAGTTAGCGATTAAATCTTGATTGGGATATTTAAGGTCCAAATCGATTAGCATTTGTTCCTTTAAAAAAAACACATCGTCTTCGATAAACCACACATAGTCGTATTTTAAGGGTATTATAACAGAGAAAAATAGCAACGCTTTATCCCAGCCGCTGATAAGTTTTTTAATTCCTATATAGTTGACATTTTGGAAACCCTTATTTATACAATGGTCGTCTGTAAGCTGGATAAAATTTAGACTGTTATATTTTTCTGTGGTTAAGTCTTTATCGGAATCGATGATGATATAAATATCGTAACTAGAAAAGGTCAATAAAAAGTCTAAATAAATTTCATCTGGTTCTTTCACTATTAGCGCAATTGCTTTTTTCATTTATTATAGTTGTAGAAATTCTTTAAGGAATTTTTCTTCATATAGGATTTAAAATTGAAATATTTTTAAATGTATATATAATATTTATAAATACTTATAAATCATTATTCCAAAACTAACAAACTATAATACTATGACACAACGCCAAAATAAAAATAAAAAAGAAGAGGACGAAATTATTCAAGAACATCTTTTACTTGTTAGGATTGACGGTCTGCCTAAAGAAATTCAAAGCATGGTCGCCGCCTTTTCGCCAGTTGTCCGAAAACTAAAGATACAGATTAAAGCCGAGTTCTTCGAAGGATGGTTAAACGAAAACAAAGTTCGGATTATGGGACTTATCGATGGATGGTCGAAGCAGCAAATGAGCACCGTTCTTAACAGCATTGTCCGGTTCAAAAATATCGGATTCAGTGGATATTTTATAGGAATTACCTCATATCAGCAGTGGCCTCTGGAATACATGTCCAGAATAATTAAATCTTACATTAATCAACGAGTTTGGATTTTGCCAACGATTGACGAATGCCCGCCTATTCGCATCTGGGGAGCCTGCAAAGCAATCGAGGAATGTGATGCCAGAATGAAGGCTTTAAACAAAATTGACTAAATATAATATTGTAGCGTAGCCTTTAAGTCCAAATGTAGAAATTATATATATATATAATTTATTAAATATAATGCTTTTTTTGTTTATTAAAAATCCTCATTTAATTCAAACGCAATATCCACATTACTTTTATTTGCCAGAGCATACTCGCCGTTCTGTCGCTCAAACATGTTAGGTTTACTTTGTAAGCTAATTAGCTCCATAAAATCACAGCTGTTGGTAACATTATATATTTTATCATACCCTAATTGGACACAAAGTCGGTCGGCGACAAACTGAATATATTGCGTCATCATCGGACTATTCATGCCAATTAGACGGCACGGCAATGCTTCGCAAATAAACTCAGTCTCTATTATTATCGCCTCCTTGATTAGCTCATGGATTTTCGCCTTGCTTAACTTTTTCACCAGTTTGCTGTACAGCAACACCGCAAATTCACAATGTAGCGCCTCGTCTCGCGAAATTAGCTCATTGGAAAAAGTTAGACCCGGCATAAGACCGCGTTTTTTCAGCCAGAAAATGCTACAAAACGCACCGCTGAAAAAGATACCCTCTACGCACGCAAAAGCCACCAGTCTCGTGGCAAAACTACTGCGATTATCATGTATCCATTTCTGCGCCCAATCCGACTTCTTTTTGATACAAGGGAAATTATTTATCGCATTGAACAGTCTCTCCTTTTCCAAAGTATCTTTAATATAGGTTTCAATTAACAGACTATATGTGTGGCTGTGAATGTTTTCCATCGCAATCTGAAACCCGTAAAATGCTCTTGCTTCTGAGACCTGAATTTCTCCCATAAATCGTTGAGCCAAATTCTCCAAAACAATACCATCCGATGCCGCAAAAAATGCCAAAATCATCGAAATGTAATATTGCTCGTCTTTACTGAGAGCCTCCCAGTGTGCTAAATCCTTGGTCAAATCAATCTCTTCGGGTCGCCAGAAACAATCTACTTGTTTCTTGTACATTTGCCATATATCATCGTAACGAATTGGAAACATTACAAACCGATTGTCGTCAGGCACTAGCAGAGGTTCAGTAATATTTTTAGACATCCTAAATAATATATATAATATATTTTTATATTTTTATATTTTTATATTTTTATAATAGATTTTATAATGCTAATTTTTATATATATATTAAATAGAAGAATGGTTTCACATAAATCAAATAAGCACAATAAGAGTTCAAAAAATAGCTTGGCTGAACGAGATCTAAAACTCATACAGCTGAAAGCAGAAATTAAAAGGAAAAAAGAATTTCTTATTGAAAAAAGGTTAGAATTGGAAAAAAACAAGAGCCTGAACCAATATTTAGAAATAGTGAAAAAGGATTATTTGGATTTTTACGACGAAGAAGTAAATAAAAAGAAGAAGGAATTACATGCTATGACCATTTTAAAAGATTATATTCATTTTTTAGAGGACGGAAACCATTTAGTAAATAATCAAATGATATCGGCAAAACATGATAAAAAAGAGATTTTACATGAAATTAATAAAATCAAAAATGAATTACAAAAAATTTCTGATTCATAATATAATTTATCATATTATTATAACATGAATACATTTAAAAAAATGTTTGGCGGTTGGGTATATTCAGATACAGATAAAAAAAGCACTCCGATTACAACATCGTCAAGTTTCAAAAGTAGAAGTTCTGGAAGAAGTAGTTCCAAGTCGAAAAGGAGAAGTAGAAGCAGAAGTAGAAGCAGAAGCGCAAGTATTAGAATAAATAAAAAACGAAGAAATAAAAGTATGAAATATTCAAAAACATTAATTTGAATTTGAATTTGAATTTGAATTTGAATTTGAATTTGAATTTAAATTAGGCTGGACAACATCCCCTTTAACCCAGGTAAATAAAAGCAATGCTTCGGCCATTTCCCTGTTAGCTGCCTAGTAGAGAGCGATGACGGACAGCATCTACTTTGTATTATGCGTTGTCTAGTCGCGAAAATACCTTTCCATTTTCGCTGAATAAATTTAATCCACATGGTTTTAATAATTGCGATATTTTCACCTGTAGGCAAAATAATACATTCCGCAATCTCCGGTTTAATATAATCAGGTCTCCTAATTATATTATGATAATTTCGAATCAACTTATGTGGTTTTCGTCTATTTGGTATGAAAAACTCTTCCGTATAAAATTTCGCATTCAGTTTTTGTATTTGATATAAGTGCGTTATGCTATCAACACCCTCTTCATCTTCATCCTCCGAGTCACTAGAATTTTCTCGATCTGTATCATATTCGTTATATTCTATTAAATCATCCAATACAATTCCCGTTAGACCATCGAACCGGTCAATTAAAATATAATGACCTTCGATATTGGGTGCACTGTAGCCGTTTTTTCCATGAATTGATGTATAATGTAGCTCACATAATACTAAATGGATATTTCGAGGCAATAATGTCATTCTTTAATATAATTAGCAAGTATTAATTAATAATTAATTCAATTTTTTTAAAAGATAATATATATATAATGAACTTTGCCAGCGAAGCATCCAAAATAGTAACTAACAAGTATTTCCTGTATTTTATTGTATTTTTAGCTGCCAGCAATGTATTAGGATATATTGTAACCAATAAGATAAATGCGGTAATCTTTTTTGCGCTTGTCTCGTTTTTGATGAGCAACTTTAGTAAAAATATGGCAATTATTTTGTTGGTCGCGATTATCGCAACTAATCTATTGATGGCTAACAAATCCATGAGAGAAGGTTTGGAAAATGCGACCATGACCGACGAACAAAAGGCGAATATTTCCGCGAAAGCGGAGTCTGATACCGATAAATTATCTAGCGTCGATCGTCAATTAGGAGCCGGATTATCTGTTTTAAAAAAAACGGGTAATTCTGAAGAAGCCAGAGCTAAACTAGCAGCAAACAAATCTGCTGCTGCTGATACTACTACCACTACTACTACTACCGATACCGCCACTACTGAAGATACGGAAGAAGCTTTTGAAGATATGGAAAGTAAAAATATTGTAGATCCAAATAACCGAGATTCAAATAAAAGAAAAACGGAATCATTTGGAGCTAAAGCTCACGCATCAGGGAAAAAAACTGGGTTTCACAATAAAAAAGGCGGTTCCTCTTTTAGCAACGCTGCGCCTGTTAATGGCGCTTCTAGAATCGATTATGCCACCACTTTAGAAAACGCATACACTGATTTAGATAATATATTAGAGAGCGGTGGTATCGACAAACTAACAAATGACACACAACGATTAATGACTCAGCAGCAAAAATTATTCGATACCATGAACAATATGATGCCGATGATAGAATCGGCAAAAGGTATGATGGATTCTCTCGACATGAGTCAACTAGGAGGATTGACTGAAATGGCAAACAGCTTAAATAAAAAATAAAATAAATAAAAATAAAGGATGGTTTATTATGATATTGAATAGTAAATAATATAATAATATATTAATGAGGAAGTGCCCCCCTGGTGTTATCTGTATGGAAAATTTTACCATATTTGGTTTTGTAATTATGTTAATTGTAGCCGGTTATTTCTTTTTACAAAATCAGAGACAGCAACAGCATGCTCTCAAACAAAATATAAATATTTATGAGAACGACCAATCAGGTGGCTTTGCTCTTATTCCTAGTTATCCTTATAATAATTTGTCTTCTTACAACGACCCTTTAAGACCTCCTTTACGAGATGAACGATATGTAGTGCCAATAAATGTATCAACTAGCGCAGTAGATACTAGTTATAGACAAATTGGCATTTTAACGCCTCTTAACGGTTCTAGTAAAGATAATATTTTGCCCTTGATGGGGCGCCCGCTTTTTACCAGACGCAGTATGTGGCAATATTATACCATATCCAATCAGCATAATAATGTAAAGCTTCCTGTTTCTGTTAAGGGTAAATCTGGATTAAACGATAATGGAGTCGATGAAATATATTCCGACGATACAGTCTATGTAGAAGGCTATAATGAACCTTTTAAGGTTACTAAATATGAAAATGATACAATCAAATATTTGCCTTTTTGAAGCGACAAGGCGACAAGGCGATAAGCCGACAAGCCGATAAGACGATAAGCCGACAAGGCTACAAGCCGACAAGACGACAAGCCGACAAGCCGACTAAGTATTAAAATTCTTTATTGTATTGCGTCTTAAATTGAATTGTTTATTATGATGTTTGATTGAATTGGTATGTAATAATTTTTTCTTGTTTTTGACCTTGATTATTGTCTTGTCTCTTGTCTTGTCTCTTGTCGCTTCTCTTGTCGCCTTTCTTGTCTGATTATTTGTCTTTAAAACCTTATATAGTCGAGCTTTAGTCATATTCATATTATTATTATTATTATTCGTGTATTTCATTATATTTTCCATTATATTTTCCATTATATCTTTATTAAATGTTAGGCAAAGTGATTTTGTAAAATAACGCATTTGCTACATTTTATTTTAAATATATATTATAAATGAGTTGCCCAGATGCCACCGCACCTATAGATATCGGTATAGATAATATAGCAGGAAAATGTGACTTTAAATGTGAATATAGTTTTCATTATAACAATAGTTCATGTATCGCGACCAATAGAGGCGACTATATTTCATTAGCATATGATTCTTCCTCCTCACCCCCGGTAACATATAATTCGTCTTCTTACGATGTATCAGAAGTCAGAATTTATTCTCCTTCACTCCATTCTTTCAACGGAACAAAAGCGGACGGTGAATTTATCATTATTCACAATACCTCTTCAGGCTCTAGTCCGCTGTTTGTATGTATTCCCGTAAAATCTAACAATTCAGGCGATGAAAGTGGTAAAAATTTAACCAATATTGTTCAAACAGTTGCGTCTAATGCGCCCGCAGAAGACGAGAAAACGACTGTTCAAATCTCTAGATTTAATTTGAATGCGTTTGTGCCTAGAAAACCGTTTTTCTCTTATACTGCGAGCGAGCCATACCAGCCTTGTTCCGGCGGTTTGGTAGAATATATCGTATTTCCTTCCGATTCCGCTATTGGTATAGCAGAAAGAGTATTAAAAGGGCTTCAAACAGTAATCAAAGCAAATACATATGATATTAAACCTAGTCCTGGCTTGTTTTTCAATCAAAAGGGTCCAAGTAACGGCACCGGTAGCGAAATTTACATCGATTGTCAGCCAGTCGATGAATCAGAAGAGGAAACGATTATTATTACCGATAGCGGTTCATCCGCTACGAGTATGACTGTCGACGATTTGATGCAAAATAAGTATGTTCAAATGTTTCTTGGGTGTATAATATTTTTAGTCATAATTTATATTATTAGCATGATAATTGACGCGTGTATACCTCCTAAATGGATTAGAGATGTGGCCGAGATTGAGCTTACTGCTTTAAATAAATAATATATTATATCTTTTTGTTTATAACTACTTAAAGAATATATAATATATTATATTTGGATTGTTTGTCGCTTTGCTTGTCGCTTTGCTTGTCGCTTTGCTTGTCGCTTTTACAATGAAGACGCATCATGCGTATCATCCAACATCGGCCTATAAGGCGCCTTGATATAATTCGCATTGAACTTTTGCGACGCCATTTGTTTCACCACTTCCTGCTCTAAAGTATAAGGGAATTGATGAATTGGGGTAAACGGGCTCCACTTCTTTTCCTCTGTGGGATAAAATTGCTCCAGGGCGGCCATACCAGTCTTTTCTGAGGAAGATTTGATTAATTGAAACGCAACCATTATACCTAAAACACCTAAAATTGGATTAGAATACCCAAAGAGCAAAAGCGCGACAAGCGCAACCACTATCTTTCCCGCTGAGCTATCAATCACATTTGCTATTTGTTCCGGCATTTTTAGTCCCAATACTAAATAAACGATAAATAGAACCACAAGGATTAATTGCGACATGTTCCTTTTTTCAAGCAAGTTATCAATATATAGCATCTTATATATTATATATTATATATTTTTTAATAGTAAGGAAAATATTCTATGTAAAATCGATATAAATACATCACTCTAAATACTATAGATGCGACCCTTTAAAAATAAAACAGAATCTACCATTAAAACAGTAGAAGTGGAAGAAATGCCTAAAAATCTGACAACCTATCTCGGTCAAAAGGGCTACACTATTCTTAAATCTGAACTAACAATAAAACAACAAGCGCGCATTAAAGCACAATTAACTGTAAAACCATATGTCCCTGGTTCTCCAGTTCAACTAGAAAAATCTTTTCCCGCTTATCGCGAATCCGACAAGAAGATGTATCTCCCTCGCTATTATGGTCACGAAATATTTGGCTCAGCAACACAATATAAACTGACTGAGGGCGACCCGATTGATGTTAAGTTTGAAGGGTCTTTGCGCCCGACCCAAGAGCCAGTTGTTGCCGCTTTTTTACAACACGTTCTAGGTGGCGGCGGCGGCTTACTCGAATTACCATGCGGATTTGGTAAAACAAGTGTTTCGCTTTATATATGGTCTCTACTAAAAGAAAAAGGCATTGTTATTGTTCATAAGGAATTTTTAATGAACCAGTGGATTGAACGTATTCGGCAATTTCTGCCAACTGCTAAAATTGGCAAAATTCAGGGTCAAATCATTGACATTGAAGGCAAAGATATTGTTCTATGTATGTTACAATCCTTGTCTATGAAAGACTACCCGGCATCTCTTTTCGACAGCTTCGGACTAACAATCATCGACGAAGTTCATCATATTTCTAGCGAAGTATTTTCCAACGCGCTATTCAAAGTTGTTACCAAATATACACTTGGTCTGTCAGCTACCATGAATCGTTCCGACGGTACTAGTAATGTATTTAAAATGTTTTTAGGACCCATCGTTTATAAACAAGAGCGCAGTAAAGATGAAAAGGTCATTGTTAGAGGCATCACATTTCAAACCAACGACGAAGAATATAATGAGCTACTTCTTGATTTTCGCGGGAAACCGGCTAGCAGCAAAATGCTGAGTAAAATATGTAGTTATAATCGACGCACCGAATTCATTTTAACCGTTTTAAAGGATATGATTGCGGAAAATCCGAAGCAACAAATCATGGTTATTGCCTCCTATAAAAACATTTTGAACTATATTTTTGACGCGATTAATCACAGAAATATTGCTACAGTTGGCTATTATGTCGGCGGAATGAAAGAAAAAGCGCTTAAAATATCAGAGTCTAAACAAGTTGTGTTGGCAACTTTCGCTATGGCTAGCGAGGGATTAGACATTATATCATTATCTACACTTTTCATGGTAACACCTATGACCAAAATAGAGCAATCGGTTGGCAGAATCTTGAGACAGAAGCATGAATTTAATCCGGTTGTTGTCGATATTATCGATATACATGCTAATTTTCAAAGACAATGGCTTAAACGCAGGACATTTTATAAGTCACAAAATTACAAAATAATACAAACAACTAGCTCTGCTTATAATCCAGATGCTACGAAATGGAAGGTCGCTTATGAACCAACCACACAAACACCGAAAAGAGTTTGCGACAAGCATTTAATTGAAGGGTCTGAATCAGAAGAAGAAGCAGAAGAATCAGAAGAAGAATCTAACAAAAGTGTCGGCAAATGTCTTTTAAAATTTAAGAAATAAATTCTCAGAAAATTCTCAGAAAATTCTCAGAAAATTCTCAGAAAATTCTCAGAAAATTCTCCGGCGAGGATTCGCTACACCAAGTTTACGGCAAAGTTTACGGCAAAGTTTACGGCAAAGTTTACGGCAAAATCGTCATTTATGCTCTCCGTTAGAATTTCTGTGGTCTTACCATAAATGCTAATAAAACTATAGGAATAAATATAGGTATTTAATGTTGTTTCTATTTTCTGAACTTCTGCACTGTACATACTTAAAGGGAATTTTTGGTTTTCCATTTTGGACATTTATAAATGTCCAAAATCAAAAACCAATCGGAGAATTTGAAAAACGAGGTTTTAAAAACAGGGTCTGAGCATAATGCTCTAAATTTCAAAAAAACCCAAAATAATTTGTTACCATACTTTTTTGAGATTTTTGAAAAAATTAGGTTACTCGCTGCTCTATTTGATACATTATACTAAAAAAAGAGAAACGGGGAGCAAAAGAGCGAGTCGCTTTTTTTGCATTAAATTTTTCTCTTTTTACTCTATGGAATCCTTTAGTAAAAAAAGCAACGAGCAAAACGAGCCAAACGAGCAATCGAAATTTTGGTGCGAACTATGTGATTATAAATGCTCCACAAAGTTTAACTTTAACAGACATTTATTAACCGATAAACATAAAATGATACATTGTGAAAACGAGCAAATGAGTAACTTTATATGTTTTTGCGGTAATAAATATAAATATAGTCAAGGTTTATCAAAACATAAACTAAAATGTCTTGAACAAGAAGTTGTAACACTCGATGTAGAACCAATGACTCAGAAAGACACTGACAAATCTAAATCCAAAGATAATGAAATTACTGACAAGGAATTAATGCTAACAATATTGAAGGAAAACTCAGAGCTAAAAACACTGATTTTAGATGTGTGTAAAACAATGTCTTCATCTAATAATATAACAAACAGCAGCATTAACAACAGCATTAACAATAATAGCAATAACAAAACATTCAATATACAAGTCTATTTAAACGAAGATTGTAAGAACGCATTGAATCTTAGTGATTTTGTTAGTTCTATTCAGTTACAATTACATGATTTGGAAGAAACGGGTAGATTAGGATACGTCGATGGTATTTCTCAAATAATCAATACAAAACTGAATGATCTAGATGCAACAATGAGGCCAATACAATGTTCGGATGTAAAAAGGGAAACACTGTATATTAAAGAGGAAAACAAGTGGTTCAAAGAGGATGATAAAAAAGACAAAATCAAAAATGCGATAAAACTAATCACGAGAAAAAATATCCAGCAAATTCCAACTTGGGTAAAAGCAAATCCAGGATGTACTGACTCTCAATCAAAAGACAACGACACATACTTACAAATTGTTTTTAATGCTATGACCGGCGATTCCACGGAAGAACAATTTAACAATGTGAATAAAATCGTGACAAAAGTATCGAAAGGCGCTGCTATTGACAAGTAGATTATCTTTACATTATAAATTCATATATAATAATTTAAAGCTAACCTTGTATATTATATATATTATATTAATATACAAAAGCCCGAAATCGATTATTCAAACACCATTATTTACAAAATTTATTGTAATGACCCTTTAATTAAAGAGATATAATATATTTATAAAACAATATATTATAGTTCCCGTGATGACTTATACAATTACCAATTATACTTATAAACAGGCCAAAAAATTAGGAGTCACTGTAAAGCCATCCACTAACAAAACGAAGAAGATTGATGTTTATAAAAAGGGCAAGAAGGTCGCTAGCGTCGGCGCCGCGGGGATGGGTGATTTTCCTTCATATATTAAAAAAAAAGGAGTTAAATATGCCAAAGAACGTAGAAGACTATACAAGATCCGACATAATAAAGATCGACATGTAAAAGATAGTAGAGGATTTTATGCGGATAAACTTCTTTGGTAAAGAAACTTTTGTTTTGACTTTTGTTTTGACAAAGAAATTTTTGTTTTGACAAAGAAATTTTTAGTTCCAACAAAAACATATAGTATTTTCAAATACTTATAAAAAAATTGAAATTTCCTTCTAACAAGTATACAAGTTCTATATTTTATAATTAAATAAGTTTAAACAGTCTATACGATAATATGAGTAAAAACGATAGTAAAAACGGTAGTAAAAAAGATAGTTTAATGGATGAATATGAATATGAAAAATATATAGCGACAGCTGATAATGCGATGGATATAATAAATCAATACGGCGTAGCGATAATTCCGAGCCTATTGAATGAAGAAGAATGCGATAAAATGGCGACAGGGATGTGGGACACGCTAGAAGACATCAGTCAGACATGGCCGACGCCGATCACTCGAGATAATTCCGCGTCTTGGCGCAATATAAAAGAGCTATTCCCGCTGCATTCGATGTTAATCCAGCACTGGACGATAGGACATGCGCAGTTTATCTGGGACTTGCGGCAGAATATAAAGTGTGTCGACATCTTTGCGAAGATGTGGTCTGTTAACCCAGAAGACCTATTATCGAGCTTCGATGCGGCATCATTCCACATGCCATCCGAGATAACTGGAGTAGGCTGGCATAGGTCGACCTGGTATCATTCGGACCAGAGCTTCGTGACTAAGGGTTTCAAATGTGCTCAGAGTTGGGTGACGGCATTCGATGTGAACCGAGGCGATGCGACGCTGGCGTTCTATGAAAGCAGTAACAATTATCACAGTGAATTAGGCGACGCCTTCGGTATAACGGATACGGCTAATTGGTATAAAATTGACGACGAGGCGAAGATAAATTTCTATAAGGAAAGAGGATGTGTTGCGAAGCGGATAATGTGTCCGAAGGGGTCGATGGTCTTATGGGATAGCAGGACGATTCATTGCGGAGTAGAACCGATAAAAGAGAGAGCGCAGCCGAATTTTAGGTGCGTGGCTTATTTGTGCTATATGCCGAGGAGCATTGCGACAAAAAAGACGCTGGATAAGAAGATAAAGGCGTTTGAAGAGATGCGGATGACGAGCCACTGGCCCTGCGAAGTGAAACTATTTGCGAAGATGCCGAGGACTTATGGGCAGCCAGTAGCAGAGATATTGTCGCTGGAGAGGCCGGAGATTTATGCTCTAGGCAGGCGATTAGTAGGGTATGAAGAATAAATTGTAGATTGTAAAATATAGATTGTAAAATATAGATTGTAAAATATAGATTGTAAAATATAAATTGTAAAATATAAATAATAAATTAAATACTTTTTTATTATTTGTTAGTATACTTCAGAATGTATTCTCTTTTTTATAAGGGGTTTATAATTGTTTTCATTTTATACAGCTTGTATGTCGAGTTCTCTTTAACAATGGGCAACATCTGGCTAAGACCCAATTCAGATGGAACCCTCGTTTTTTGCCCATTAGGGCTAGTTGAACTAATTTTAGCACCATTACAGCCCGATAAAGCATATTTTTGGGAACCACCTTTTTGGCCAATCAATTTTTTTGTATATACGATAATGTATATAATATTTAGTTTATATGTCGGATAATAGATAATAGATAATATATATATATCAAAATAAGTATTTAAAGACAATATAAAAAACTATATTTAACAAGACATATTTTTCAATCCCGATAAGAACCGCATCATATGCGCCATTTTATTCTGATGCCAGCCCGGGTCACCCGGAAAATGATGTATGATTTTGCTACTTTTTATATCATGGTCGTTATTTACAACAAATGCGTTTAAGACCCGATTATCATATAAATCATATTTGAACGCATTATATACAATATATGGCTGATCTTGGCAGTAAAAATGAAACGGCCTTTTTTTAAAATCTTGCTTGACATCCGAAAAAAAGCATTTCATTTTGTCACAGTTATTAAAAAGCATTATACCGGTACTAAACGCAGTACTATTACCATACAGCTCCAAATCACCCGCATTTTCAAACAATGTTTTTCCCCAAAAGTCGCTATCTGAATCAATAGAGCCTTCTTCTAAAACATACAATTTATCTTCGATGCAAACATCAAATATAGTCTGAATATTTCCCTTTACGATAATATCAGTGTCTAAATAAAGAATCTTATTATAATTATATTTATTCTCATTATGCTTTGTATCAACTAACAAATCAAAAAGGTCAAGTCTCGCCTTACAGGCCTTTTCTACAGAGCTATATGTGTCATTGATTTCGAAGCGAATTATACCTTCTTTATAAAAAGGTGAGCGTTTTATCATGCTAGAGAACTGACTCGATGTATATATTAAAATCTCGAATAAATGATCATATTTGTAAATACTATCTAACAAAAGATACAGCATATTGACATAATTCGGATTATTGAAGACGCAGATAAAGACGCAATTCATTATATATATTATAAATAAGTATTTAAAGACTTTATAACATATTAATATTTAATGCCAACCTTTTGAATAAAACCCAGAATTTGTCATGTGATTATAATTATCTACGCATGACCCACCATTATTGCTCAACACTTGGTAAGGCACTGGATTAGCAAGTGCGCTTAAAGATGGCGATAAAACCCCTCCGGTAGAAAAAGATGGCGTATTTGGCATGTTATTGTAAAACTGCGCATAGCCGCCCTTTTGTTTAAGGCTTCGACTTCTTCCGCTTCGACTTCTTCCGCGACCTCGTCTAGCATACCGGCTTCTAACTCGGCTTTTCATTCGCCGAACACTTCTCCTAACATGTTTTCTTGAGCCCCTCATCTTATACTTTCTGGAGATTTTATTTATTTTTCTACGGTTAATTCTCGCGCCACCAACAATTTTAGAAGCGGCCGCGGCTTGAATATTGCTGGTCGGCGCAGATAAAGCAGCGGGATTCATGCTTCTAGGATCTACTGTGCTACTAAATCCAAATCCAGAATTATGCGAAGCATTTACATTGACTAAAGACATCGTCTATACATATATAAGAGAAATTTATAATTTATGTATAGATTCGATTTACACGATTACCTATATGTGTTACTATATCATAAGTAATGGTATTTGAAATATTAGCTAAATCATAAATAGTCTGTTTACAGTTTTTCCCATTGCCAAATATAAATACATCGTCATTTATTTTATCCTGTTTTTTAGTTTCAATTACAATCTGATCCATGCTTTCTAAACCCAACACCCTTCGCCTAGTCCCGTTCACATAAACCCATAATTTTAACGAAGCGTTTCTAGGTAAAATATCAGCATATCCTATCGGAACACAGCCAATCATCCTATTTTTAGATGCAATATATTTAGAATCATATCCAATACTATCCCCCTTATTAATAGTTTTAATCTGTATTAGTTTACTTTTAACCGACATAATAGGTAATAAATTGTTATTTAATTTTTTATCCACCGTTAAGCCGTAAATGCCTCCACCTATTCTAGATAGCGTAAAATCAGAAACATCATAATTTAACGCAGCGCATGTATTCGCTATATGCTGTAGCGGCGGTTTAATATTAATGTCTTCCAATAAACTCCTCAGTTCTCTAAATTTTGTTAGTTGTTGATTCACAATAGGACTATTTTTAATTTGAGACGAAATTAGATGCGACATTAGACCGACAAATTCAAATTTATCAGATTTATTAATATCTATCGCCGCTTTATATGCTTTATCATACGGAACACCGGCGCGATTAATACCAGTATCCACATGTAATGTAATTTTAGCCTTTTTACCACACGGAACAAGTTTTTCAATAATCGGGATATGAGATTCATCAAAAATGGCTACATCAATATCCAGTTTTATAACTTCCTTTAGTTCGGGACTATTTATATTATATAGCCAACAAAGAATGCGTCCGTTATCTCCATTATTTCTTAATAATATGGCTTCTCCTGCGGTAGCAACTCCCAAATAAGTAATATTTAAATTACGCAAAACTCTGCTTATATCGACAATACCGTGACCATATCCGTCTGCTTTTATAATAGGCATTATATCCGTATTGGTTTGGTTTCTAAAAAAACTTATATTGTGCCGTAAAGAATTAATATTAATTTCAGCAGTAATATTTTTATATACAGAGGGAATTTGATTTTTTGATTGCTTTTTCGATTCCCCTAATTTTCTTCTTGTTTTCTTTATTTTCCCTAATTTTCTTCTTGTTTTCATATATAATATATTTATTTTTGAATATTATCAGCCAAAACAATTCGACTATCCCTTGCCGCTAAACTCACCGGGACCCATTTTTTAAATTTATAATTATATTGACAATTCATTTTTACACACCTATCTAGAAACACATATTTATCCTCCATTTCGTTTTCAAATTCCGCTTCATCATCGCTCTCCTCTAACGCATCTAAATTACTATTTTCCTTTATATTTCTAAATAATTTATTCATCAATACGCTTGTTTTTAAGTCGGGAATAAACGCAATAGAAAAGAATTCTTCTTTCCCATCTTTGTAGACAAATAAATTGTAAATATCGGTTTGTATTTGAGCCGAAACCTTGAATATTGCTTTATTTATTTTTAGCACTGGTCCGTTGTTGTTATTAGGTCCGTTGTTATTATTAGGTCCGTTGTTATTATTAGGTCCGTTGTTATTATTAGGTCCGTTGTTATTATTAGGTTTATAATATTTAACATATGCTATTTTTTTAGAATTAAAATATCGAAACTGAATTTTGTCAATCTTATAAAGCACTGAAGAAATATCTTGTAACAATGCGCCGAAATTGGTGCTAATAATAGGTAAGCCAAAAATAGTGAATTTGTTAGTTAGCGCATAACTACAAAGATCTCTTTCTAAACATATCCTCATAGTTTGTAACCTTTTAAAGTATGAATGTCCGGTTAGTTCTGTTCCTTTATAGTAATACATGTCTTGTATACAGAAGCAACTAACATCATTATACTTAAATATAATGCCAGATAAAATAGTTCCGGAACCATAAACCAGAGTATCCTTGAAGCTGGTTACCGCAATTGCGATTTTCATCGGTTTTCCATTTGTTCCCTTTTCAGAATCAAAAATAAAACACACATTTTCATCATTATATACAGTAAACCACGCAAAGCACTTATCTCCCTCCGGGCAAGCGCACATAATATCGGAATCATGAACTTTATTATGCATCATTGTTTCATAAGAAAGTTCAAATTTTGGAAACTCGGCTAAGATTTCATCCGCATTTAAAGATACAATTATATTTGGTTTAGAATTAGACATTGCTATATTGATAATATATCTTTATATCTTTATATCTTTATATCTTTATATCTTTATATCTTTATATCTTTATATCTTTATATCTTTATATCTTTATATCTTTATATCTTTATATACCATTTAGAACGCCGAACCAAATTCTTGACCAAACCCCACCTCATTTATCGATGTATTCAATTGCTTTTTAAGAAAAGTCTTTAGTTCGTCTTTCATATCATTTCCGGAATTGATATTCTCAGTAGGTAACGAATTAATATCTGTATAATCAGCCCCTACATCAGATGTAGGTAAATACCCGACCCCATTAAATCTGGTATTGCTATTAGTATTGCTATTAGTATTGCTATTAGTATTGCTATTAGTATTCGAATTACCTTGAGATATAGTGTCGAATATATCCTGATATTTTTTAATTGGAGAATTTACTAAATCCTTCATTTTTGGAACCGTTAGCGTCGATTTGAAGAAGCATATTAGGTGATGCACTAAAAAAATAAATATGATTGAAATGATTGAAATTTGAATAATCCAACTAAACATATTATATTGAAATATTAGTTAAGCTCTAATAAAAACACATTGATTTCTTCTAATAAAAGTTCGTCGGTTAAATTTATCGAAGAACCCAAAAAATAGAAATTAATAGGAATCAACTCCTTTTCTAATAGTTTGTTAGTTTCTTCAAGACACTCGATAACCAATTTTAACCCAGATTTTTTATTTGTATTTGTAATCCGGTATTCAAGACATATCATTTTGGTTAGAATATAATCTACCGGAAACTGAGAAACAACCGGGATATGAACATATTCTGTTTTATCTATTAACAAAGAATATAATTGGTCACCTTTGTGATTATTAATTAGATGCAAATCCATATTTAAATTCGGTTCAATTCTATACACATTTTCTAGATTATTTTTTGAATAATCTATTACATGCGTCCCGAATTCTTCCGATATCAATTCATACTTTTTATATCCTTCTTTACACAAGCAATGCTTCTCAAGAGTTAAAAGATTAAGAGTAGAAGGCGGAATGTTAGTAACATAAATTTTCATTTTGTTCATTAGATTTGTAAGTGTTTTATAATAATATTTATATAAACTATTTAAACCTATTGCGTATATATATTTATATAATTTATAATGAAACAGACAAAATCACAGACACAATCATTAACAATAGTTATCGTCGATAAGACAGGAACCCTTAAATCACTGCATGTAAAAGACTACAAGGAAGAAGAATTATTCAAAAAGTGTGGATTCAAAAAGGTCGACGGATTTGTAAAACATACCGTTTGGCCAATTAAAATAGATGGTCAAAAATACCATGTCGCCATGTATGGGAAGCTAGATGGAAAAGCAAATATGGAAAACAAATACGATTTTCCGCCACCAATTGATACCAAATTGTTTTTCGGCGCATGCGCCCTAGTTGCGACGACAACAAATGCAACCAATTCTAAAGAGCCCCCGCTTTGTAATTTATCTGTAGAATTATGGTCCCAAATGTACGAGAAACTGTTTGGCGGATTTGAGAATTTAACACTAACCGCGGCAGAAGATGAAGAAGAAGAGGACGAATTAGCTGCGATTCCTGCGTCAAAAAAGACGAAAAAAGGCGGATATTTAAAGGACGGTTTTGTAGTAGATACCGAATCATCCTCAGAACATTCAGGAACAGGATCTGAAACCGAAGACGAGGATGAAGAAGATATTAACGATAGCTCCGACACAGACCCAGATGTACCACTTTTATTGGAAGAAATTGGGTCTGAATTATCGGAAGAAGCTTATGATTATAGTGATTCTGAAGACAATAACGAACCAAATAAAAGTAAAATATAATATTTAGAATATATATAATATAATTAATGGCAGAACCTAGACCACGAAGCCCGGAACCAGCAGGGACATTTTATATGCTCAAAAAAGAGATATCCCCAAAAGATCTTAAGCCTAGTGAAAAACCAGCATTTAATGCAACGATTGCAAAACATAATAATAAAGTAGGAACTGAATTCAAAGTTATACCTGGCCCTGCTGGCCCTGAGCACGAGGCTTTTAAATTTGTATATGCTGAAAATTATAAAAATGGAAAGGCAGCAATGATTCCTAAAAGAATATTAGACAGTCACTTTATAAAGGAAAAGGGTCATGCTACAGAAAGTAGAGGAACCGCTTTAGGTAAAAGAAAGAAGAGAAATAGGACAATGCGTACCAAAAAGCATCATCGAAGGTCTAGAAAGCATCATCGAAGGTCTAGAAAGTATCACTAAAAAATTGAAATAATAATTATGTTAATAATAATAATTATTATCATAATTATTAACACTTAAACATATCAATATAATATACTTAAGTAACCATGCCAGTAAAATTTATCGAAAACCCAGACGAATTCAGAGCCAATATCGCCATCAAATTAAGTCCATTCTTCGTCGATAAAGGGGGGTCCGAAAAGCACGGGGAAAATTTAGAAAAAGGAATATATAATTGGAGCTTGAAAGAAGCAACCAACAGAAAAGTAGTGAAGAAGTGGGACAATCCATTCTTCGTCCAAATTTATTTAGATCACTTGCGTAGCATCTATATAAATCTAAAAAACGACAAATTGATTGCGCAAGTGGTATCAGGTGAAATCAAGTCGCATACTATCGCTTTTATGACGCACCATGAGATGCTGCCGGAAAAATGGGATGAGATGATTAGAATCAAAAGCATACGAGATAAGAGCAAATTTGAAATTAATTTGGAAGCAACAACAGACACATTTACTTGTCGAAAATGTAAATCAAAAAAATGTTCATACTACCAAATGCAAACCAAATCAGCTGACGAGTCCATGACGGTGTACATTTCGTGCCTAGACTGTGGTGCTAGATGGAAAACATGTTAATTAATGATATCCATTATAAAACAAATAATGTAATTCAAGTAATTCTGTATTTTCCTCAGCATGTATCCTCACAATTTGTTTGTCAATTTCACTATGTAAATCACCCATTCTTTTTTTCATACAAGTGTCTACTTTTGTGCCATTTTTGTTGATATACTTATCTGGATTGAAACGAATGAAAATAAATTTGCCACTATGTAACATATATAAGTCATCGTATCTAATTTCCTCATCTTTTTCATCATATTGTTTATGCTGATTTTCATCCGTTTCAATACAAAGCAATGTATTGCCTATTAATTTCCTATGATCAATACGACGTCGTTGAGAACAATCGCATTGACCTGTCCATAAAGCCTTATCGTGAATAAATCCTTCAAAGTTTTCATTTAAATAATCTCTGACATAATTTTCCTTTGATTTGGTTCTAATTTGTAGTGTTAATGGATCATTCGGAAACAAATTGGAGAAACAATGAGTGCAATAATATCTATATTTAACATTGCCACAATTTAAACAATCTGAATTTTTACATTTATCCGCGACATTTCGCATTTCCGGAGTTCGACAAGTGTTACAATACGCAGGCTTTAATCCATCTAAATTAAAGGTTGCTTGTTTTTTATCACATTTAATACACATTCTTTTTCTAAGCATAAGCATACCGTCTTCTTTACATTGCGAACAATATTCAGGTTTTAATCCTTCAAAATTAAATGAAGGTTGGACCTTACCGCATTTACATCTAGAGTGTACTAAATCGATCATATCCGGTTCTTTACATTGCGAACAATATTCTGGTTTTAATCCTTCATAATTAAAATTCGGCTTAGAACTTTTACCACATTTACAAGGTTCGTCCTTAACATTTATCATATCTGGATTCTTACATTGCGAACAATATTCTGGTTTTAATCCTTCAAAATTAAAAGTTGGCTTTACTTTTCCACAAAAACATTTTTTATCATTTACATTTACCATATCATCTGTTTTACATTGTAAACAAAAATTAGCAGACAATCCTTCAAAATTATAAGTAGGTCTAGATTTACCACAGTTACATAATTTACATAATAAATTGATCATTCCTGGTTCTTTATGTTTGCTACAAAATTTAGTTCCTAGTATTTTATTTGTGCCAAAGGACGCTATAAATTTACATTTTTCATCTACAACTTCGTTGTTAGTATACATACACTTTTTATGCTTTCCGCCCATTTGATATTATATTTATTTATACAATATCATGTCAAGTTGTCTTTAACTCGTTTCACATTATAACCCCGAATACAAAATAACATTTGCTATATTTGGAAACACATGTAACAAGCTGTGAGCAATTGTCGCCAACCAAAAATATTCATATATATACAGAAGCCAGCTAATAGGATAAAACACTAAAGCCGATAGTGTTATATATCGATATAATAAAGCATGTGTCGAATTATGCGAATACATTAGGTGTATTGCTAATGAAAATAGACAGTAAAAAATATCTATATTGCGTCTTAGACCATAGGTCGGTTTGCGCCAATAATTTACAGAGTTGAACCAGACTCCAATTGGCAGAATTGCCAGCGGGAATAGTCCTCTTTTTAAAGCATAGACTCCAGATTGTCCGAATATGGTGGCTATAATACACATATAATGGCCGTGTTCTAGAGGCACAATTAACGGATTGTCATTGCTTTTGCTTTTAAAAGCAATAGCAAAATCCCCCTGCCGTTGTAAGTCCAAAATGGCCTGATCGGGGAACTCGCGATCCACTTTTCGCAAAAACATCGCCATTGAGTTTTCTTTAAGTAGGTTTGAAATAATATTAATATTCTCGGGAGTCGCCTCTTTGAACAAATAAGGGCTCGTCGGACTAGACATGCGCGTCCAATCGGTTACGGTACTAACCGCATTAATCAATGTATCTTTATTTGTTAGTTCGCCAAAAGTTTGTAGCATAATCGCGAAAATACTTTCATTTGCTAAACCACCGGCATTGACTAGCTGATATATGTCATTTTTGGCGGCTAAAAAGATGATGAATTTATGAACATGTAAGCGACTAAGCGTGAACCACGGGTCATTAGCGAGTCGATATTCCTTTTTAAGAAGACGCAAATTGGCACGGCGGTGGAGCTCTAAATTCCAATAAGCGGTCTTCCAACAAAACACGCTAGTTCGGTAATTTTCAAAAAACATCTGTCTAAATTTTAAGGGACTGATAATAGGGACACACGAGTCAGTCAGCATACAGAACCATTTATTTTCATAGTCGTGATGAAATGCGTAGGAAAGAAGTGCCATATAAGCAGGAACTACTTTGTAATAAGTGGTTGGATGAACATATTTAGGAGGAATTGTATACATTTTAATCCATGGAGATTGAATTTGATTAAAGTCCTTGTAATGAAAATAGACATTGATAATGTCCTTGTTTTCTTTTATCCAGTCGATCCAGAGCTGTTCCTTATTTAAAATATGTCGATAACTAATGATAAAGCAGAGAGCTACTTTCATATAATATAATATATAATATATAACGAAATCTATATATTATAATGCTTGTATATAATATTATATAATGGGAAATAAAAAAATATGGGAACCAACATTATTTTTAGGCGGCGGGCTCATTTTTTTTAGCGTAGTCGGTTATGGGTTATTTATTTATAACAAAGACGGCAAAGATGGAGGGGAAGAACTTGGAGATTTCTTTACAGAAACAATAAGAAATACAGCAAAACCAATTAGTGAAGCCTTTACAGCCTTAACACAAGCAGGCGGTTCCGCGACAAAACGGCACAAAAAACAAGGTAAATGTAAAGGAAAAAGCCATAAAAACATTAAAACATTAAAACATTAAAATATTATAATATATAAATGGCTTTAAATAATACAGAATTAGGTCTTATCGGTGGCAGTGGCGGTTTAATTGTATTACTTGGAATTGCAACAGTGTTTACAATCTGGTATAACAGTCAAAACCATTCTGACCCAATACGTCGAAACAGTGAAATACTAAAAGCAAATCAATCACGCTATAGCGGTTCTCGCAAATCACTAAACAATACCGATTTAAACAGCGTAATATTAAGTATTGACGATGCTTACGGCAGAAACGCGACAAAGCGGCGCAAAAAAAGCAACAAAAGAAAAAGAAAAAGCAATAAAAGAAAATAAAGAAAATAAAGAAAAATTAAAACAAAAATGACAACCATCTAGATTTCTTATTAGAAATAACAGGACTTAATCTCTGTTCGATAAGTTCAAATACTTCATCAACCTTCTCTTCATCCAACAAATCCTCTTTAAAATCTTCTTTCTCATCTTTCTCATCTAAATCCTCTTTAAAATCTTCTTTCTCATCTTTCTCATCTAAATCTTCTTTCTCTTCTAAATCCTCTTCTAAATCCTCTTCTTCTATGGTAGATAAACAGGTATAAGATATATTTGACGCGGATAAAGTTGTAATTTCAATTTCTAATTTATTTATTTTTTTGTTTAAATCAATTAGCCTATTTAGAAGAAAATGTATTTGATCCCCTTGTCGTATAATACAATTAGTATTGGAAACATATATTACATTAAGGCGAGCAACAGCGCTATAAAATATACCTAATATTAGAGTGGCAGCGGAGGTATAAACAATATTATCCATTTTCTAATTAATTATATATAAAAAAAGACTTTAAATGATAATTTATTAATATTATTATTATTTAATTTATTACATCGATTATTCCATCGATTATTCCATCGATTATTCCACTAATTAAACGCGATGTTTTCCAGATCTTTAATGCTCCAATATTCGCTGCCGCCATTAGGCATTGGCCTGCGAATTATAAAAGGAATGCGTTTCTCTTGTAGCTCCAATTCAGCAATCAAATATCCATCAATAACCTTCTCTGGAACTTTGACAAAGACAGACGCACCGCTATTAATGTGCTTCGCTCGCTGACCCAATATTCGAGCCCGTTCGTATTTAGTTAGAAACGGAATTGTTTTATGTAGGTCGTCGACAATGATGCCACTACTATCTCTGATAATCTTTGTCATTGCTAAAATTTCATCATAGTTATGAACCGCGCTTTCTGGATGAAAGTTAATTAGATAATTATCATTTATTTCCTTGTCGAATTTTTGTAAATACGCTTCTCCGGTAGGATCTTCGTCGTCTTCTTCATCATAAACAGCCGCTTTTGACGCAGCTTTCTGCTTTGAAGCAGGCAGTTTTTTCGTTTTTGTCTTCTTTTTTGAAGCTATGCGCGACTCATCGGTTTCAGAGTCATCTGCTTCTTCCACTTCTTCCGCTTCTTCCTTTTCTTTCAAGTATTTACGAGCGAAGTTTTTAAGGTCTTCCTCTTCGTCTTCGCCAAAATCCTCTCCATATCTCGCCTTCAATTTCTCCTTATTTTTACGAGCAAAGGCGATAAGGTCTTCGTCATCGTTAGAACCAAAGCTAATACCGTATTTTTTTTTAAAGTCTATTTTTTTATCATCTTCGGCTCCATCATAAGAGTCTTCGTCGTCCGGACCTTTAGCCCGATCGTCAGTGTCGTCCACATCGTCATCGTCGACAGCATCAACATCTTCTTCTTCGTCCTCTTCTTCTATATTTGTCTCCGTTTCCGAGACATCAGACTCATCGTCATCTCCCTTATCTTTATCATTATCGGAAGCATCTCCGCCGTGTTGGTCATCAAAGTAACTCATTCTTTATAATAATATAAGGATATATACTTTTAATTTATTATTTCAATTTTATTTAAATAATTTATTTATGAAATTATTTATTCAATTGAATAAAAAAGGAAATAATCGAAACAAGAAACAAGAAACAAGAAACAAGAAACAAGAAACTATTTATTATCTTCCGTTTTCCAAACTGTATCGCATGTAGAACACAGATAAACATATTTCATATTTGTATCGTCATATCGGATGTAAATTATTTCCTTAGGGGTGTCGTCCGTATTCGTTTTACAACTAGCATTCGGACACAAAACGGTGTTAATACGAGGCAGAGTCGGGTCCAGCTTAGTATATTGATTAATAATGTGGCTAAATTCCTGCTCCGATTTTTTTAATTGGATTTTGGAAATAAGAACCATGTCCGCTGACAATGTTTCGTCGACATTGCCGCAATTCCTACAATAATAAACTAATTTATTCGCATCGTCTGGAGCAATGCTGATGTAATACATATTTTGACATTTAGAACAGAAGTGCATTTTATAGTATATATATACAAATACTATTTATATTTATATTTCAATTTTATTTATTATCTATTATTTATTATTTATTATCTAACTCCAAAAGTCGCATTGTTTCAATTAACTTATCCTTTAATTTAACATAATCCACATGCGTTTGCATTGAATATATTTGAACAGAACAAACTTCCATTAATCCATTTTTTTTAACCACAAAATCTAAAAGTTGTTCGTAATTTTTGTAAAAATGCTCCTTCAAAAAAGGACAAAACATTTTGAATTGTTCGGGTACGCAGTTTTTTGACGAATCAACCATTTCGCAAACAGCAAAATTAATATTACTATATTCGATTGACTTATTATACGCAATATAATCGCGAGAGCCAGTATGCTGTCCGGGTTCATTCAAAAAAGGTGTATTATTAAGCAGGGAACATAGTGTCAATAAAATGCTATTTATGGTTTGACACGCAGACCATTTATCTCCCGACCATGTATTTAATATGGAAACACATACTTTCCCGCATTTATATAAATTTGGATTATATCTAGTTTGACCATCGTTGGTCATATATTTCACTTTTGGCGGCGAAAAGGGGTAGTCAAATGGATAATTAAATTCGAAAAAATAGTAACCGCCAAAATACGGGGTATCAGATGGTCCAATAATAAGCGCATATCCTTTCAAAAGGTCTTCGTCGTCGTGTGTATAATAAATATTATTGTCGGTAAGAGGGTGCTTCATTATTTGACGAACATCTTTTAACAAACGGTTAATGCTATCTTTGGTTATAGTTTTTGCGAGAGTTACAGGCTTTGACATATTGTATAATATATATTATATAATATGTATTGTAATTTTTATATCTATTTTTAATATGATATATATATAAAATACACGATATATGATATATATATAAAATACACGATATATGATATATATATAATATGATATATGATATATGATATATATATAAAATACACGATATATGATATATATATAAAATACACGATATATGATATATATATAAAATACACGATATATGATATATATATAAATAAATAATTTATATTCGATAATAGAGTTGGGTTATTTTCAAATAATACACTCGTCTTGATAACATAACATAACATAACATAAATATAAACACAAACCCAATATTTCATTTACGACAATTAAATAATTTAAAAAAAAAATGAAATAGAAAAATCTTAATATATTATATTAACTATGAATATAAATACTATGACAACATCATCACAAATCGGAGACCTAGGCGAGTTTCTATCAAATCATAATGCTAAGACACTTGGCAAATCATCTACGCATACAAGAATAGCTAGTTCGGAATTAAATATATATGGTGGTAGCTATAGCATAGAAACGGAGGAATTGCCGCTCTATTATCGTCTCTATTATGAAAGCGTATTTGTAAAGGGTAGGAAGGAATATTTGACAGAGGCGCAATTGAAAGACGGGACCGGTCCTATTTTGATTGACTTTGACTTTCGTTATGATTATAGCGTAACAGAGCGCCAACATACAGTAGGACACATACAGGATGTAGTTCAGCTATATTTGGAAGAACTTAAGGAATTGCTGGTTTTTAGAGAAAAAGAATCCTTTCCAATTTTCGTTATGGAGAAACCGCATGTAAATAGAGTTGCTGATAAAAGCATTACAAAAGACGGTATACATATGATTATAGGGGTCCAAATGGACCATGTTTTACAGATGATGTTAAGAGACCGGATTTTGGCAAAGTTGGGCGATATTTGGGAGTTGCCCTTAACAAATGATTGGCAGGGTGTTTTAGACGATGGTATCAGCAAAGGAGTCACTAACTGGCAGATGTATGGCTCTCAGAAACCGGGGAATGAAGCATACAGATTAACTTATCATATGGTCGCGGAAATAGATTTAACCGATAATGAGTTCATGACAGTGGCGAAATCGGTGAAGGATTTTGACCTGTCAAAAAACATGCATCTATTGTCCGCGCAGAATCCCCAGCATGTAAAATTCGATATTAATCCAAAAATCGTAGAACAACATAATAAATTATTAGCAAACAAGGGTTCCAAAAAGAAAGCATCTGGGTCAGGAAAAGGAAAGGTCAATCTGGTCTTAGAGGAAGAAGAAGACAACATGGATATTCAATTATCCGACATTTCTAGTCCTGATATATTGAAGAAAGCGCTCGATAATGTTATGTCTACTTTGAAAATAAACGAACAGTTTATTAGAGAGACGCACGAATACGCGCAAGTATTGCCGGAAAAATACTATGAACCCGGCTCCCATCTGCTTAATATACAAGTCGCATTTGCTCTGAAACACACCGACGAGCGATTATTTCTGTCATGGGTTATGCTTAGAAGCAAAGCATCGGACTTTGATTATGCGACAATTCCAAAGCTGTATAATGATTGGAAATACCATTTTAATAAAAAGGCGGACGGCGTGACGCGCAAGTCAATCATGTATTGGGCGAAACAGGATGCGTTCGAAGCATATGAGAAGGTGAAGCGGTCGACAATAAATTGTTATATCGAAGAGACGATATTCGAAGTCGGTGACTGGGACTACGCGATGGTGCTTTATCACATGTTCAAAGACAAATATGTTTGTAGCAGTTTAACAAACAAGACATGGCATGTATTCAATAATCATAGATGGGAGCAGGACGAGGGTATGACTCTAAGAATGGCGATATCGAAGGATTTGTTTCAGCTGTATTCGGATAAGCAAGCGGAATATTTAGCAGACATGCAAAGCTTCAAGGAGAACGAGGACCATCATGAAATTGTTCAGAAGAAGATTAAAAAAATCGCGGAGATTTGTATAAAATTGAAGAAAACGGGAGATAAAAATAATATAATGCGAGAGGCGATGGAAATATTCTTTGATAAAAACTTTGTCCGGAATATGGATGCGAACCCGTATTTAATGTGTTTTACAAATGGCGTGGTAGATTTCAAGGCCAAGGAATTTAGACAGGGTTATCCACAGGACTACATTACAAAGACAACCGGGATTCTATATGTGCCGTATAATGCGGAAGCAAATGCGGATATAGTAAGCGAATTGTTGACTTTTATGGAACAATTGTTTCCTCAGAAGGATCTATGTAGATATATGTGGGACCATTTGGCGGCGACCCTAATAGGAATAAAGAAGGAACATGCGTTCAATATTTATCGCGGGTCTGGTAGCAATGGTAAATCTATTTTAACAGAGCTAATGTCGCAGGCGTTGGGTGAATACAAAGGAACTGTTCCGATAACTCTTGTAACTGAAAAACGAAACGCAATTGGCGGGACCTCGTCGGAAATCATCCAATTAAAGGGGGTGAGATATGCGGTCATGCAAGAGCCATCCAAAGACGCGGTGATTAATGAAGGCATAATGAAGGAATTAACTGGAGGCGACCCGATTCAAGCAAGAGCCCTGTTTTGTTCGAGCGAGATATTTATACCGCAATTTAGTTTAGTTGTGTGTACTAATGCGTTATTTGAAGTAAGGGGAGGCGATGATGGAACATGGCGAAGAATGAAACTGGTGGATTTCATATCAAAATTTATTTCGGAAGGAGAGCATCACACGGACGATACTAAATATGTGTTTCCCAAAGACAAGAGCTTAAAAGAAAAGCTACCGTCGTGGGCGATTGTATTTATCAGTATGCTGGTAAAGCGCGCGTTTGAAACGGACGGAGAAGTAATTGATTGCGAGGAGGTAAAAGCGGCTTCAAATAAATACAGACAGAGTCAGGATTGTATTGCTGGGTTTATTGCTGATAATATTGAGATTGTTCCGGGAGGAAAGGTGGGGAAGAAAATGTTAAACAGCGTGTTTAAAGAATGGTATCAGATGAATTATTCTGGTAGAAAAATGCCGAAGCTGATGGAGCTAGAGGAAGTGATGGATAAGAAATTTGAGAAGAAGCTAAATAAAAATAATATCAAGGAATGGGTTAATATAAAAATAAAGTGCGAGGCGGGAGACGATGATGCTTTGGATGAACTAGCGTAAATACAATAATGCGCGAATACAAATACAAATACAAATACAAATACAAATGCGAATAATATAAAATTTACATAAATATTATATTATCATTTTTTCTTTAAGTAGTTATACTTATAAATCGTTTTAACAAAGTAAAACTTATAAATCGTTTTAACAAAGTAAAACTTATAAATCGTTATACACATTCTTCGGCAATTGTTTCCACAAGGAATGGAAAAATCCGTAAATGGCGCGCGCAATGATATCTATATAAAATGGATATAATGCCACCAACAAAATAATAACAAATCTCAACCCCCAATTTAAGGAAGTTTTAAGAATTACCATAGCGATAAGAACTATTGCTACAAAACAATAACCATAAAAAAAAAAGGTATACCAGCTCTTCAGCTCATCAAGTGCCTCTGTTTCGTAATATGTTTTTCTGTCGTTAGTTAACACATCCGCGTGATGGTTTTTAATGCCATTTTGTATGAGCTTGTTTTTCTCTAAATAAACCGCGTATAATTCCTTTGTATAATCCGAATTATTAAGTGATGTATTATAGTAGGCATTCATTGTTTTCGCATTTATTATTTCGTCTCGAAAGTTTTCCGCCAACAATTTCCCCATGATTGCCGCCTTTTTTTTCAATTCCTCTTCTAACATATTGTCGTAAAATGGTTCACCTTCAGTAAAAACATAGTAATTCTTTTTTGTAGTTTCCAATTGAATGGGCGCTGTTTGTATATTTGTCTGCGCATCCTGATATTTTTGTTTCAATACCTTTTCAATTTTAGCCTTCTGACAGACAGGTCCGCACGATAAAGTAGTCAATGATTGTTCCAATAAGGAATTTAATTTGTCAGTAGATATTTGTTGTTTTTTCAATAACTTTTCAGTATCTTTATTCGCATTCGTATTGCTATTCGTATTGCTATTCGTATTGCTATTCGCATCGGGATTTATATTTATATTATTTTGTAAATCAGTAAATAATTGGTCCATCTTGTATTATTGTTAGATTAAAAATTCACAACTAACAAGTTCAGGAATTATACGATTGAACATTTCCTTGTAACCTAGTGTCAGGATAATTAGCAGAAGACGCATATTTGCTTAATACTGTGAAGGCTTCTGCTTCAGAAGTTGAAGTATTCTGATTCGCGTTATATTGAGCAGTAGGAATACACTTATTCTGTGCTTCGTCGAATGTGCTATTTTCATAACAACATTCCGCACCGCTACATGTATAAGTGGGGGTGGTCCATGGGTCCGAACTGGAACTGGAACTGGAACTGGCATCGGGTTCCGTCGAGCTAGTAGGCGCCTCTTCCTTATTAAAATACCAATTATATTCATCGAAATTCATATTGTCTCTATTAGATAGATCGATAATTTTAGCACCAATTATGAACAATCCAATAATAATTATAATTCCAGTTAATAATGCGGATATTTTTGGCGGCAAAATCCCCTTGCCCGCTAAAACAGTTAAAATTAAAACAGGTATACAAATAATAACAACTATTTGCATTATTTGTTTATGCGCATCATATTGCTTGCCATAAAATGTATTAATTTCTACTAATCTAATTTTATTATTTTTCTGCGCTTCTAATAAAGTTAATCGCCTTTTCGAGTCATTTAGTTCATTTTCAATAATATCTACCGAAACCATTTGATTATTCATTGTATTTCTCGAGGAAGACACATCTTGCTGATAAGAAGAATACATGTCTTTCAAATTTGCGTAAAGACTCATTCTCATCTGTGAAATTTGGTTGATTTTATCAATTATTTGCTTTTGCTGGTCAGCGTTTAACGATTTACCTTCTAAACTATCATATAACTTCATTTCCGTCGTTTGAAGCGATTTAATGTTATTTATAATTTTGTCATTTCTTTCTTGTACCTGTAAATCATCTGCCATAATATAGAATATATATAGATTATTATTTCTTAATTTGATTTACCGTAATCGTTAGTAGCCCGACCGCTAAAATACTCCAAAATATATAGCTATAATTTTCCTGTAAAACTCTTATATCAGTGTCGGATAACATGCTATTTATATCATTCATTGTTAGTGTCTTGTCTGAATCCGCCGAAGTATCGATTGTTCGCATACCCTCTCTTTTATTAGTATTTGAATTAGTATTTGTTTGAAACTTCCCCGGTAGATTTAAGTCGCCCTTTATTTTATTATCATTTGCTTTATACATATCGACATTTTTATTAAATTGAACTGAATTTTGCGCGATTGTGTTTTTGATATCGTTATTTTTGGTATATAATTTGTTAGTTTGATTGGCTATTTCCTGTCCAACGGACAGCATACTATTCTGTAAATTGGCTAAAAAGGATTTATCTTCTTCTAAAACAACCGACGAACCGCATGTAGTTTCCGACGACATCGGCTCTCCTTTTATATATTTATCATATTGAATAGAATCGACATCGACAATGTCTCTACTACACGACTTATGTATAGAAGAACCAATTTGCGGTTTTCTTACACCCATAATAATGCCACTATTTGAATAAAACTGTTTTTCTCCGCTAGGATACATCGCCGAAGTCTTTAGATAACACAAATTGCCACTTGGCTGATAAACAAATCCGGCACATTCCCCATTTGCATTACACGCATCAATACACCCTTGTTCCTTATTACTGGTCTCGATTTGCTGAATATCGTTTCCAGCAGAGTCGAAATTATTTAAAAGTTCATATTGATTCGAATAAGACAACAAAGAAGTCGGATATTCTTTTAAATTCGAGTCCGAATCGATATATGCGACCTTTCCAAGTGAACTTCGATTACCTGTCGGGTCTATTTTATATACCGCATTTATCCAGCTAGACCCATATGTTTTATCGTCCTTGACAGAACAGCCTTGTTTAGTATCCGATGTGTAAAGAACCAAATTACCGTCCGTCTGCATTATTAATTTAATAGAGCCGTCATTAGACGCAATCCACTCGTCTGCTGCCAAAGTTTCTGAGGTTTTCATATAATTTCTACCATATTTCCCTTTTGAAGCAACCCACTCCGGATTAGCCGCTTTCTGTAATCCTTTTGTTCCAGATGACCAAATTAGGTCTGTTTTAGTGTCCGGGTCGCTGCCCTTGTATAAACACAGGGCGCCGTCATCCTGTAAAATCATAACAAACTGGCAGGTGGTTTGCATATACTCGTTACAATCTAATATCATGGTTTGGCCTTCCGCTGGATTTAAATTGCGCGAATATGGGTTTCCCCCGCATTTATAAGCAATATCGAATGCTTTGGCACACCCAGGGGCCGGGTCGCCAAAAGTCCCATTTGAAATTGGTATAGAACAACTGTCCTTATTATTACAATTTAAGTCTCCTCCTGCAACCTTATCTGTTACATTGCCGATGGATGATGAGCTACAATTGCCGCCATATGTAGCAGTGTCTACCGTTATAGTCCCCCAATTGACACAATTAGCCACACCTTCGTTTGAAGTAAATACACCGGAATTATTATTATTTACATCATAAACTATTATTTGACCGGTGCCAGTAACCTGCATTAAATATGGTTGACCGCCGGATTGCGTATTTGACGCCCACAGCGGAAAAGAGGTGACCTGGTTTAACGCGTCGCCATAACCAATCGTCCTATCATAATCATTACTAACAAGGCACTTAGCAGTGCCATCAGATTGTAAATCTTGTAAGCCAAAGTATTGGTAATTATTATCTATCGCGTATTTTTCACAGTCGCTGTATGAGGTATATCCAATAGAAGAAGAATTGTAAATCATGGATCTATCCGCATCCGTAATTGTGTCGTCCGAACTAACAAATAAATTGAGCTCTGCTATTTGAACGCTATTGCGATTGTTAGGTTGGTCGCTATTACCAACTATATCCACAATAATAATATATGCGCTGTAATCTCCAGTATTCGCGACATCAAATGTTTTAGGAGCATTGGAAAACGCCTGATCTACTTGCCGATCCACTTCATACCATTGCTGATCTTTATATCCGATTAAATACCAGGTATTTGGGCTACGAGTTAAATATAATTTATTATCAAGTCGAGGAGCGATTACATACTGAATCACTTTAATATTTTGAACATCTGAAGTATTTACACCGGGCATATTAATTTGTAAGTATTCGCCTTTTATTGTTAGTTTACCAGAATTTACTGTGTTTATTTCGATACTGTGTGTACCTTCATAGACGCCCGTTGCCACATTATATAATGCCGAACTATCAGTTTCCGCGCACCAAAAAGTATTTGGATTTTGGTCAAACGCGGCCCATGGTCCGTATGAAGTATTGTTGTTTTTATACACACTGGAAGCACTAGACACAAATTCATTTACCGAATTGCTGGAATTCATTATAGGGCATGCGTTTACGCTTGTCGCGCCGGGTTTGTCATTATAGCAACCGACATAAGAAGAGGAGGGTGTCGTAACCAATTTACTAACATAAATGTTTTTCCCTTCGTTACCGCATGCTTGACCTGTAATCATGGGTTGACCTGATAATAAAGACGATGAATAATCGTTTACACCGATATTTCGAGTAATTTCTTTCGGGCAACCATTTTTTCCGGCAGTTTCCTTAAAAATACTGGCATTTGTATATGATTTAAATATACCTTGGCTTGTTACATACCCTCCATGAGCACCTGTATTGGCAATTGGCAGTGAGGTCGAACCTTTATTCAATCCAATATTTTTGTTTAAATATGGGTTATTTACACTAGATCTGTTAATTGATACTAAACTATTGTCATTTATTTTTTTCTGAGTATTGTTGTATTGGGTTTGTAAATCGGTATATTGGGTTTGTAAATTTGTTAGGCGATCCATATCTTCCTGGTTCGCCTTTGATATTGTTTTAGACCTCTCATCTCTTTGTTGTATTAAATTATCGGTTGTTTGTCCTTGCGTTTGTCCTTGCGTTTGTGAAGCATTCGTTTGTGAAGCATTCGTTTGCAAAGCATTCGTTTGCAAAGCATTCGTTTGCGAAGCATTCGTTTGCAAAGCATTCGTTTGTGAAGCATTCGTTTGCAAAGCATTCGTTTGCAAAGCATTCGTTTGCGAAGCATTCGTTTGCAAAGCATTCGTTTGCAAAGCATTCGTTTGTGAAGCATTCGTTTGCAAAGCATTCGTTTGTCCTTGATTGGAAAACCCTTCTCTGACCCTTTTGCTCCTCTCTACTGTTTTTATATTAGCAATACCAGTTTTCATTTTTGTTTGATAATTCTTAAATTGTTTCCCTTGATTTAAAGATATATTGATCATATCACTATCCATTTAATATAGATTAATACAAAAAAATATTGAATTGTATTAATTTATTCCTATTTAAGGCGAAGCAGCAGATTCTCCGCTTTTTAATTTATATAATATTAATAATATTATCGCTAACCCCATCGAAGCAAACCCGGTTGGCTTGCTCAAACAAAAAACAAGCATTATAATCGACATTATTAATATACCAGTTATCATTTTATCCACTGGAGAACCATCAGAGGGTTCTCCTCTGATTTTTTTTAATGTTATTAAAAATAATATAAATGCTAATAAAAACCACAGTCTATAACTCAAATTTTGCTGTTCGACGAATAATGTTTGGTTGTTTAAATCCGATTCCAGTGAATTGTATTCATTTAACAATTTAGCCATTTCTAATTTATCGTCAGACAAATCGTTATAATAAGTGTCAAATTTTTGCTGTTTTTCTTCATTTGTTTGTCTTTCTTCTTTTATTATCGGGTTTATTTTTTTGGTTTCCGTTCTTAATTCCTCATTGACAGACATTAATTTATCATTTAAACCATTGAGAATTAACATAACTCTTTTTAATTTAGGTATTAACGCGAATTCATCTGGTTCTCCAGCGGAGAGTGCTCCGTCTCCACCTCTTGTCCAGCAATATCTTTTCACTGGATTAAAGGTGGCTCCCGTACATGTGCTATCGGACGCACACATGGAAACACATTCGTCCTTGGTTGCCGCGGGTCCTTCTTTTATTCCATGTGTCCCCCACCAGGTTCTACCCGGAACCGGAGAAAAATCTTTCCCAAGCGAAAGAGTCGCCTCTGTATTTGTATTGTAATCGGTTGTATCTCCATAGCATCCATTGCGGTGGTCGACATCGGTTAGAGTAGCCCACATATAACTATCATTTACGAGACCCTCGTATGTTTGGTCATTTTGCCAATCTCCAATGGTAGGTGCCGCGGTAGTACATTTTTGGTCAGCCCAAATCTTATTATAACATTCTTGAGAAACTCCCTTGGATTCCATCTTATATTTTTCACACGGATTAGAAGAAGTATTCAAAATAGTTAAATAATTTTTATATGCCGCTTGGTATAGCTTTAAATATTGGTCATATTCTTTTTCAAGAGTGGCGATTCTTATTGTTGCGTTGTCGATTGTATTGTCATTATTGTTACTACTAATATTATCCATAATATATATACATAAGAAAACTATATAGTTGTTAGTTGTTTATAGTTGTTTATTTTTTAAAATATGAAAATGAATAATAGCGAAAAGATGCTAAAAGTATACAAAAACAACCAATAACGAATCCATTTTTAATATAAAAACTTGGATTTTTATCAACTATATCTAAGTTTGATTTCAAACCTGGGCTTAAATCTATAATCCGAGTATTACGATAAGTATTACGATAAGTATTTGTATTATATTTTTTGTATAATTCTAAGGATTTTTGATTTGCTAATTCTATATTAATTTTTAAATTGGGAGGAGGGTTACGATTTGATACCGGATTTGATACCATTTTATTAGTATTATATGTTTGGCGTAAAATAGTAGATAAATTATAAATCATATTTATAATTATTCACAAAATAAATTTAATAAGTTTCTGTATTATTTCTCAGGAATCGGTGTTTTCAATATTTTTACAGAAAAACTTATTAAAACAATTGCGCCCAAAAAAAGTTCCCAATTTTTATAATATTGAATATTATATTCGTCTTTTGCGTCGTCAATCATAATAGCAGACCCGTCCTGAGTAGTTTTAATTCTATTAACTAATTTTAATAATTCCCCATTTAATTCCTTCTCGTCCTTTAATTTATGTGATATTAATCGCATTTCGATATCTAATTCCTTAATTTTTTGTTGAATATTGTTAGTTAGTAAAAACATATCGGAGTTTAAATTCTGTAATTGACTTTTACTATTAGTAAAAAAATTCTGAAATTCATCTACTTCGGGATTCTTATGATAAAAAACATAGTATTTTGTAAAATCATCTAAAGCAGCAAAAAAACTGCTTTTAATTGTTTTTATTTTTTCATTAAATTTATCTGCTTGTGGATTCATTATATAAATTATGTATATATAAATTATATATTATAATACAATAAAGACAAGGTATAATACACGGTATAAGACAAGGTATAAGACACAGTATAAGACACAGTATAAGACAAAGCACAATTATTACATACAGATTCTATAATAAGGAGCGGAAATTGCTGTCTTACTGGGTCTAATTATTTCACATACTTGACCCGGGCGGATTCCAATCGCTTGCGCCGCTGGGTCGAATCTCGAAATATCCGGGAATTGACCGTCGCTCATGATATTGTAACGAGTTCTAATTTGAATCGTTTCCGAGAGCGATAAAATGCGATGAGGTGGCACCAAAATGTGATTTAGAATGTTGAATTGTAATCGCTTTAAACTTTGAATAATAATGAAAATTTTATCTTGCTCCCATATGTGTTTCAGGGTATTTATAATGGTTTCGTTCACTTCATCCTTAACGATAATCAATAAGGTGTCTGTTTTATTCAATACTTCTTCTACATTAAAGAGGTCATCAATCATTTCTTGTAGATTCGCCGGTCGTAATGCTTTTGCTAAATAATAGCGAATATATATTTTGCTTTTTAGTTTTGTAGTAGAGTCTTCTTGTATTTTTTCTAAAATCATGTCTAGTTGATTATTGGTTTTCATTGTATTCACTTCGTTTACACTGAATCCATCATAATCCCCGACACCATAATCTTGCGCCTGCATTTGTTCCAAAAGTATGCGTCTGGATTTATAAACCGCGGAAGTTAAACTACTGATTTGGCTTGTCATTGTCTTATATTATAATATAAGCATATTGATTTTATTTCATTTCAATTTTATATTATATAATTTTCAATTTAGCTAATTTAAAATTATAATACACATAAATTATTTCCAGGTTTAAAAAGTGACTCTTTTAATGTTACTATTCGAGTTGCTATTCGAGGTGTTACTGCTACTGCTACTGCTACTGCTACTGCCACCACTTACTTCATCTGGTGTTTTTTCTTCCGTAACTGGTGTATTTACAGGCGCCAACAAATTCAATGCGGGGCTTCCATATAATTCCTCTGAGGATGTTTTATTTTCAGGAATAATGATGCGCAATTTACTGAAATCATTTGATTTTGAACTATCGTTTGCCATTTTTGTTAGTTTTTCTATTTGTCTTTGATGCGATAATTTTAATAATTCGATTTGCTCTAGTCTAGGTAAATCTAAAAAATATTGATTTAATTCACCATCTGACCCATAATTTGGCATTGGAAATGGTGGCTGAGGTCTATTAATTATCATATTTCGTGTCGATTCTTCTTGCTGTTCATCTGGTAAAGCTAAAATTTGATTTTGTTCTTCAACTGTTAGTTTAGTCCAATACTGTTTTAACATTGGATCATTAAAATCAGGAGGAGCAAATCCTGGTGAATTATAGGACGCGGCCGAAGAAGAAGATGGGATTTCGTTTTGTGGAACCCGGGGTCCTAAGTCGTTTATTTCCTTGGCGAATTCTCTTTTTTCCACATCATGTTTATCCTCTGGATTAGGAATATCGATACCCTCGAATTTTTGTAGTTCCATATTTTTAAGATTAAGGTCTAGATTCGACTTCCTTTTTAAATTTTCGACATTTTTGCTCGAAGCATTTTTAACATTGTCATCTAGCTGTTTCTTATAATGGGTCGTCAATTCCCCTATATCCTTGAAATCCGTATCCGCAATATTCATCAACTTATTCAAATTTTTAGACTGATATGACAGATTAAGCAACTGGTCGACATTTTCTTCTGTAATAATGCGCATCTGAATATTTAGCACCTGTAGTTCCTGTATTAATAATTTCAACGCATAAGGAACTCGTAAAAGACTAAAAGAACGACCGAACCTACTAAATACATCCAAAATTGGTTCCCCCTCGGGCGACCGACTAAATTTTAATGGGCCATCCGACATTGGGCTTAAAAACAGATTCTTATCCGGATTATATATTGCGATTGTCCCTGTCTTGTTACACACTGCCATATAATACTGATCGCCGCGAACCATATACGATTCATTCAAGAAATAGGAAAGCCCATGTCCCATAATACCATCGCGCTCCATTTCACCTATTCGCAAACCTCCGTCATTCGCGCGACCTTGATTGGTCTGTCTAGTTAGAGCACTGCGCTTGCCCGTCGCACGATAATTTATCTTATCTTTAACCATGTGTTTTAGGCGCATGTAATAGGTAGGTCCGATGAAAATCTCCGAATAAATCTGTTCTCCTGTATAGCCGTTATACAATAATTGATTTCCAGAACAATGAAAATCCATTTTGGTGAGCATTTCGCCGTATGTTTTGTAATTCGCGCCTTTTTGCGCATACGCAGTACAGTCACCATACGCGCCATATAGCGCGCAAGCCTTTCCAAATAAGCATTCTACTAGCTGCCCGATTGTCATACGAGATGGCAGCGCATGTGGATTAATAATTAAATCTGGTCTGGTGCCATCCGCGCAAAAGGGCATGTCTTCCTCTGGAATAATGAGACCAAGAGTGCCTTTTTGCCCGCAACGCGACGCCATTTTGTCACCAATTGCCGGCAATCGTTCTTCGCGAATCCGGATTTTTGCGATACGAAACCCTTCTTCGCCTTCAGAAATAAAGGATTTGTCTACATATCCTAACTGCCCCTTTTTTGTGGTAACAGATTCATCTGTATATTCGCCTTTTTGATCTGGAGTAGACGAAACATGTCCGATTAAAATAACTTTTTCATCGATAATCGTATTTTCTTTCACGAGACCATGTTCGTCTAATTGACTGTAGTCGTAATCTTCTTTTAATCTGGTTACATTTTGTTTCGCCTGAATATTTGTAAAGGACGAATTTACCGACATGCCGCCCACTTTAGAACTGGTCTCCCTGGCTTCATAACTAGTATAATACATGGTTCTAAATATGCCTCTATCAATAGAGCCCTTGTTAATTAAAATCGCATCTTCGACATTGTAACCAGTGTAGGACATGATGGCGACGATGGCATTGACACCATATGGTTGCTCTTCGTGATTAATGTATTCTAAATATCGAGATTTAATCAAGGGTGTTTGTCCATAATTTAATACGACGCCCATTTTATCTAGACGCATTTGATAGTTGGAATGATATACGGAGACTGCTTGTCTGCTTTGACCGCATGAAAACACATTACGCGGCAACTGATTGTCTTCAGGATAGGTAACAGAATTGCCCATTACGCCAAACATTAAAGAGGGGTCTATCTCTACATTGGTATAAAACCGGTTGCTTTTTATTTGCTCTAGAGAGGTGGCGATTAAAGCACTTTCTTCTTCCGCGGTATCTATATAATCAATTATACCCTTTTTTTGTTCAAACATGTCAAGTAATTCTGGTAATGAATTGAATCCGGGATACAAGACATTGGTGTCATATAAAATATTGTTACGAACGGCAAATTTTTCGTCACGCTTTGTCTCAAACCCGGAAACTGCTTGCTGCCAAGTATATTCTCTGCTTTCAATTTGTTCTTTTATTTTTCCCTGATTATAAGAAATAGAACCGTAAATTAGACTGCCAGTAGCCTCATCTATTTTCAAATTTCTATAAAAAATGGGTCTAGTTAGACGACCACTGTCTGTGTATAAATAGACCACATTGTTTTCATAACTAAATGAAATGCTGGTATACATTGGAATAATTCCGTTGCGTCTGAATAATTTTAATGTATTGACGCTCTCAATTGGATTTTCAATGACGCCAATCCAGTTGCCATTTACAAACATTTTGGTCATGGATGCTAGATTTACTGAATTACATTCCAGTAGCAATTTTAATGGCGTATTTGCTCTTAACCATTTAATTAGCGGATAAGAAGAGAAACCATTTGTTATCGCAGTGCTAATCGCCATGTGCTTGTGAAGCCCGATATTTCCGCCGTCTGGTGTATCGACTGGATCGATGAAGCCCCATTGAGAACTGTGTAATAAATGGGGGGCGACTACTTTAGAGGTTGGGTCCATTGACAGACTGATTTTTCTTAAATGAGAAATAAAGGTGAACCACGATAGTCGATTCAAATCTTGAACCAACCCGACTCTCCTGGTATTCTCATCCGCGCCCCAATTACCCTTGAACCCCTTTTTAAATCCATCTTCGATGACTCGCGTTTTAAAATATTCTTTGTAATTATCTTCAATAAGACTGGGGAAATTGGCTCTATATTTGCCGGGTTGGTAATAAAACTCCTTGTCCATTCTCAGAAAAATACTTTTGGCTTGCATCAAATAATATTCTCGAAATAATCCGTAGATTAGAGTGCCGGATGTTTCAATGCGCTTGAATTTGAAATTGTCGCGATCGGTCGGTTTTTCGCGTCCCATATAAACTCTTAAAATCTTGTTCACCATGAACCCGATGTAATATGCTTTATTTAAGAAATTATCTTCACCGATATGTGGCAAAAAATAGTTCATCAATATGTCGATAACAGATGTTATTGTATTGCGCTTTGTTAGGTGTCTTAAATATTCCAGCGCGCTCATTTGAGAAAATATTTGATTCGCGTCGTGAATAGAAGGAATAAATAAATCAATCATGTTGGAATTTGCTTCCAAATCAAGCAAACAATATTGAATAATGGATTTGTCCGATACGATACCTAAGGCTCTCATCAAAATAAATAGAGGAACTGGTTTTTTTATGTTAGGAATATCTACGACAATTTGATTGTTAGTATATTTCGAATCAGGTGCGATAATTTTTACAGACGAATATCGGATGGGTTTAGAACTATCTTCTGATACGGAATGGACCTCACAAGAAAAACTATAAAGGTCGTCCACCTTATTTTTTCTTACATAGAGCATGTTATCGGCGAACTTCTCTTGACTTAGTATACATTTTTCCTTCCCATCAATGACGAAATATCCGCCGAAATCATTACGACATTCGCCTAAATGGAAACGGGCTTCGGTAGATAGCCCGCGTAAAATACATAAATTAGAATGAAGCATAATAGGGAACCGACCTAGATATATTTTGTCCAGTGTTTTTGTTTCATGCGTTTTTGTTCCGTCAACATAATAATCAAATTCGACATCTACATCATAATGAATAGTGATGCCGTAGGTCATACTTCTTAATCGCGCGTCATTAGGATACATGTAATGCGGATAAGCTTCTGGTATATCATTAGGGCTAATATCGTCGTATATAATGGGTTTCCCGAAATAAATTTTGTCGCCATTTTTGCCACCGAGATACATGCGACATTCGCTGGGATTTTCTTTATCGCCAATTTTAACGGCTTTATCGGTGGATTTTTTGCCCGAGACGGTCTCTGTTTCGCGCTCTACAAAGCGAATAGGATTATTTTCTTTGAAAATTTGGAAGATTCCTTTGCTAAAAAAATCATTGTATGAGTCTAAATGATGCGCGACTAAATTATACGGATTATCTTTAAAATATTTATCTATTATGTTCCAAGCAATAGAATCAGGTGAGCTCATTATTATATAATAATATTATGTTTTAATGTTTATAATGTTATTTTTAAAGATATTATAATGTTTATAATGTTATTTTTAAAGCAAAAGCAAAACACTATAGAAATAGGAATAATAAATAAGCACGATTAATTATTCATCAACTCGTGCTGCGTATACATTATTTATTTGACACATATAGTTGATATATTGAATACAGTAATCTTCTGTATCGGTTTCTGGGTTTTCTCCGTCTGTTTTTAATTCAATAGTAGCAATAAAACTGAAGGTAAATCCGTCATGCCAATTGCCCCCTTTAATCTCTTTTAGGTCGATGATTTCGAATATCCTGGTATCATTTGACATTTTGTTATCATTTGACATTTTGTTATCAAATACTTTTTTAATATGGTCGCCGATTTTGAATTCTGTTGTTGTCATTTAATAAATTGTAAATATATTATATATATACAATTGTCTTTAATATGTTTATAATTAATATGTTTTCCCCATATTATTCTTAACACATGGTTATTTGTTAGTTAGTGTTTCCCCAATGATTTCATCATCAAAAATAAAATACATATCCTTCACCGTATACAATTCAAAAACGCCATTTAATAATGCGTTCCTTTCAGCTTTATTTAATTCAAATGACTGTTTTTTTTTATTATAATCTTCTGAATGGCGAATCACATAATGATTTAATGAAATCTTCAGTTCCTTGAATTTCTTCTCAGAATATTCTATATTATTACAATTATCATACCAAGAAGTAGTATCGTCTCCGTAATTATTTATAACCTTTCCTGTAACCTGGTGGGTTTTATGTAAACCTATTTGACCCTTTAGCATCGATGGTTTAAATATGGATTTTCCAAAATCATTGGCATTTTTAATATTCCAAGATAATCCATTTATTAAATCATAATTTAACCTTTTAAAATTATTTGATTCGATAAAAAATGAATTATTAATTCCATCAGTAATAGTAGATAAAGTCATAATATTCCAAATCACATAAATACACCCAATATCTTCATTCAGCGTTTCTAAAAACATTTTTATAGTATATCCATTTTTTCCATACATAAATTCATCTATATCTACCACAATTGCCCACTCTGTTTCAGATTTAAGTAATTCATATAAATTATAATTAAAAACACCAACCATTCCGTTTATATTAGAATACGCGTTTGTTACATCTATAGTTCTATCATCTTTTATTAAAGTAATTGAAGCGTCGTAAATAGAATTATGTATCAATTCTTCTACATTGTCGTCACTATTATTATTAATAATATAAAAATGTTCTATCCCTTGATTCATATAATGTTTTATAAAGTCAAAAATATAAGCTGCTTCATTTTTAATACACAAGCATACAGATAATTTATATTTATAAGTCATGATTTATATTTATGACTTTATATTTTTTACACATTTTACGCATTTACACATTTTACGCATTTACACATTTTACACATTTACACATTTACACATTTACACATGTTTATTTGACTTCCGCCTAACCATTTTGGTTCGATGTTTCACCGTTCTTTTTCCATTAGACGAAACATTATAGTTATTTGTTTCCGTAAATGTCGTCCATGGTTGCTGAGGTCTGTCTTCCAAATAG